TATCCGCTGGAGAGAACTATTACATACATATATAAATAGTATTTAAATAGTATATAAGGATATTTAATATGCCAAATTATAGAAAAAGATATGTTGCAGCAGGTAAAAAATATGCGTCAGATGGTGTGTATATATGGAAATCACTTTCTAAAAAACCCACGACTGAATTAAAAGCAGAGATAGAACTTTATGCAAACTATTCTTGGGATGGTGAGTATATTGAATATGATGTTCGTGAAGTAGATAAAAAATCTAAGTGTGAAATGTTTGACGTTATTGGTGCAGCTTGTGATGACTGACTATGCTATCGTACTAGATCTTGAAATAGATTTAGGTGGTGATCGTAAAGATCCTTCACCATATAACAAAGATAATTCTTTCGTAGCATTGGGCTACACATTAAGATCTCCACATGGATATCTACTTGGTGGTGCTAGTGAAGTAGTTATATTAAATATTGAAGATAATAATTTTACTGAGTTTAATACCTTTAAAAGAGCATTAAGTAATGCTAAGTATGTCGTAGCACACAATGCTAAGTTTGATGTTGCATGGTTGCGTGAGATTGGTATCACTTGTGATGTAAAGATTATTGATACCATGATCAATGAATACGTATTGAATAAAGGTGTTCGTGATAAGCTTAGTCTTGAAGCATTATCTCATAAGTATGACTCTATAAGGAAGCAGGACGTACTTAAAAATATGCTTAGTAAAGGATTAAACTATAGTGATCTTCCTAAAAACTTACAGATCTCTTACCTACGTGATGATATATTAGCTACTGCGGATATCTTTCAGAAACAAGAGAGATTATTTAGAGAAGATAACAACTACTCACTACTACCTATAAGAGATCTTATGTGTGAGTTCTGTAGTGTACTAACAGATATAGAACGATCAGGTATGGCTATTGATATGAACGTACTTGATCAGGTGGATGTAGACTATCAGAGAGAACAGGAAGAACTTACTAGATATCTTCAGACAGAAACCAGGAAGCTTATGGGTGATAAAGATGTTAATTTATCCTCTCCCGAACAGCTATCCAGTGTAGTCTATTCATGCAATCTCAAAGATAAAAAGTTTTGGAAACAGGTTATGGAGATTGGAGTAGATGAAAGAGGTAAGCCAAAGAGCAGACCTTACATGACTCAGGAAGGTTTTATGGCTGCTGCCAAATCATGTTTTAAGAAAGCATACAAGACTAGAGTTATTAAATGTGGTAGTTGTCATGGTAAGGGTACTTATTATAAAGTTAAAAAAGATGGCAACAATTTTAAGAAACCTAGTAAGTGTTGGTATTGTCAAGGATTAGGTGTACTCTACTTAGAAGTAGATGAAGTAGCTGGCCTTGGTATTAAACCTAGATCAGAACTAGCATCTGCTGGTGGATTCAAGACTGATAAGATAACACTCACAGAACATCTTAGAACTACCACAGATATTGCTGTAAAGAAGTTTCTTGAATCACTGATCAGACTATCTGCTATTGATACATATCGCGCATCGTTCATTGAAGGTATAAAGAAAGGTATAAAATCAGATGGTTTACTTCATTCTAATTTTAATCAGTGTATTACTGCAACTGGTCGTTTAAGTAGTAGTAATCCTAACCTACAGAATATGCCTAAAGGTAGACTATTCCCAGTACGTAAAGCTTTTGTAAGTAGATTTAAAGGTGGTACACTTGTCGAAATTGATTACTCTCAACTTGAGTTTAGAGTTGCAGGAATACTCGCAACTGATGAAACAGTTAAACGCGAAGTCGAATCTGGCTTTGACGTTCACGCCTACACTGCCAAAGTCCTTACCGACAATGGAGAAGCTACTGACAGAGGAGCAGCAAAAGCTTCCACCTTCCGTCCACTGTATGGTGGAACTCAAGGAACTCCTGCTCAACAAATTTACTTCAAAGAGTTCTTTGGGAAGTATCAAGGGATCTTTAAGTGGCATGACAAACTCCAGAACGAAGCCATCGCAACCAAAGTAGTGACAACTGCTACAGGTAGACAGTTTAGTTTTCCTGATTGTCAGAGAAACAGATCAGGTAATGCTAACTTCAAGACTCAGATAGTGAACTATCCTGTTCAGTCTGTAGCTACAGCAGAGATTGTACCATTAGGTGTGATATTATTATTTAACAAACTGAAAGAGAAAGGACTACAAAGTGTAGTAATAAATACAGTACATGATAGTGTCTTGATTGATACCCATCCAGATGAGATAGATCAAGTATCTCAGATAGGACCACAATGCCTTTTGGATGCACAAGAGGAAGCTAAGAAAAGATTTGGCCTACCTGATTACATACCTCTTGAGGTTGAAATGTCTCATGGAAAAAATTGGATGGAGCAACAAGATTTCAATTGACAAAGTAATAAAAGTATGTTATAAGCATTGTTCATTAAATGATTGGAGTTTTAAATGAACGGATTAATTAAGATTGACGAGAATACTACTGACTTTTCCATGTTGTATACTGTTCCAATGGATAGTGGACCTAACTTGGCAAGAGCCAGGATTAACAAAGACAATACAGCAGAGCATAATGGAGAGATGGTAGAAGGTATTCCTGCACCATCAATAGCATTGAATCATCCTGATTATGGTGATGTCTTTGCTAAAGATACCTACTTCAGAGTATTTGCTGAGACTATGCAGACTTCTGTATATGATCCAGACTCTCAGAAGTTCTCCAACATATCGCAGCACTTTATGAGCTTTAAGAATAAAGCGTTAGATTGGTTTGGTGGAGATAAGTGTGGTTGGGTAAGCAATGCGGAAAGAGAAAAGCTACGTGCATCTGATCCCATTGCCTATGCTACTGCATCTAAGGCTAAGTTAAGTAGAAACCTGTTTGGTTTGATACGTATGGATAAACCTGTTGCTGCCTCTGGTGAGAAGGTAGAGATTGATGAGGTTCCATTCAGGATCAAGCTAGGTCCATCTAACTTCTTTGAGATTGGTAAGTTACTACCATCTATTAAGAAGCAGTATCAGATGGAGCCTTTCAACTGTGACATAAAGATAGGCTATGAACTAAAGAAAGCTGGTTCTAACAAGTACTTTGTATTAAAGTATACGCCTATGGTTAATGAGCGTAGAGCATTGACTGATGTTACAAGAGGATACCTACAAGACTTTGCTGATCTTATCGTTATGGAGAACGAACAGGTAGTTGATAAGATGAGAGAGAACATGGTTCCTAGTCAGGTAAAAACTGATTTGGATGTAGGTGCAACCATTGACGATGAGATTCCATTCTAGGATGGATCTTCAAACAACTATTGATTCTTACCTAGCAGGTGATCCTAAGATTCCAGATGACATAGTTTTTAGAGCTAGTCAGATGTTTAATAGTAAGCTAGGTAAGTTCAACTTCAGGAGAAAGGGGGGAGCAAAACTTCCCTCTATGTCTCAGGTAGGTAAACCATTCTGTCAGTTACACGCTGAGAAGCTTGGTTGGCCTAAAGCACCTGAGTCTAATTCTTTTCGTATCAAAATGTTGTATGGTGATATGACTGAAGTTATTGCTGTTGCTATCCTACTGGCAGCAGGAGTAGAAATAGTAGATTTAAATAAACGAGTAGGTTACAAAACTCCTGATGGAGACTATATTAATGGAGAACTTGATTTAGTTATCAGGGATGGTAATGGTTTCTCTTTGTGGGATATTAAAAGTGCATCAAGGTTTGCTTTTGAAAAGAAGTTTGCTTCTTATCAGGCATTGAAAGAAAATGATGACTTTGGATACTGCTCACAGTTGTTTGGTTACACTAAAGCTGAACGAGAAGAGACTCCAGAAATAAAAGCAGGTGGTTGGATAGCAATCAATAAAGAAACAGGTGATATGAAGGTAGTACAAGCTGATCCTGATGATGAAGAAAGCTATACCAATAAGATAGAAGATACGATAACTCGATATAAAGAAGCGAATGAAGATAACTTTGTACGTGGATTTACTGATGAGGAAGAGTTCTTCTATCGTAAACCTACAGGTAATAGAAAACTAAAGATGACTTGTTCGTATTGTAGTTTTCGATATACTTGTTGGCCTGATCTGAAGTATGAACGCAACCCTAAATCGAAATCGGCAAATGCCTACCACCACTACACGGTCTTCAAATAGAATAAGTGTATCGTCTGCGAAAGCTAAAGGACGTAGGCTTCAACAGTGGGTACGTAACTATCTTCAACAACACCTCAAAGGTGTAGAAGATGATGATGTTACGTCAACTCCTGGTGGAGTTAATGGACCTGATATAGGTCTTAGTCCTTTGGCACGTAGGCTATTTCCTTGGACAGTTGAATGCAAAGCAAGATCATCCTTTGCTGTATATGCTGCCTTGGAACAAGCTGAGACTAACATGATGAAAGCTACAAAACCTGTAGCAATACTAAAAGGTGATCGTAAACGTCCATTGGCATTAATGTATGCTGATGATTTTATGGAGTTAACAGTATGTCCGACAAAGAAGAAGAAATAGTACATGAAGTATTACTTCCTGATAATACCTACAGTGTTTTTTGTACCTATGATCCTGAACTAAATGAACTTCAAATATATGATGGTGCATTCAATTGTAGTGATCTGATGGAAGAGATAGGTACTAGTATGAGAACAATGCTTGAAAGTGTAGTAGTTGAAGCACAATCACGATTGAAAGATATTAATGTAAAACCTATTCAGAAAATAGAAAAGGTAAGTGGGAATGTTGTTTACGCTAACTTTAATAAAAGGGTACACTGATGATTCCAAGAGAATTAATATTAAAAAAAGCAAGTGAACTTATTACAGGAGATAGAGATAAAGAATACGGAGATGCCTTTATAAACTTTAAAGACATTGCAGATGGTTGGAGTTTAATTCTTAAAACAGAAGTAACCAGAGAAGACGTAGCATTGTGTATGGCATGGGTAAAGATGGCACGATTAGCTAAGAACCCTAACCATAAAGATAGTTGGGTTGATATTGCAGGGTATGCTGGTTTAGGTGGAGAAATATCTTCAGTGGTAGAAAGGGAAGATAAGATAAAAGAGTTTGAAGAAAGTTGGCAAATGTGAGTTAACATGATTGTATCTATTTATATAAACGCCCAGATAGATAGTGATGCCTGTTGGGTTCCTGTTGATGGTAAAGCAGGATTAGAAGAAGA